AAATATATCTTTGAACTTTTTAGTATTAGATCCTAAATCAATGTCGTTAGTATTTTCTGGAGTGATTGCTCCATCAGTAATACTAAATTGGTCAGCACCTGCAACTTTTATATCAATAGTATCATCAGTGTCTGCTGTTATACTTGTATCAGAATCTGCATCAAGTATTAACTCATTACCATTTAAGTCTAAAGATGTAGCAACAGTCGCAGCAGTTATAGTAGGTGAACCAGCAAGGTTTCCTTCTATGTTTGCTATTAAAGTTCCAACAGTGTAACCAGTTCCTGATTTGTTTACAGTCGTTGTTGGTTCAGTTTGTAAGTCTGTAAATAAACTAAACTTACCACTATTGTTTGCATCTCTAAATAAACCAGCATACAAATCTTGTGAACCAGATGTATCGTATGCACCATAAAAACCGATATCAACTGCATCAGAACCTGTATTGTTTTTTGCTAATTTAATTAATGGATCTTCTACTTGTAAAGTAGCAACATCAGTAGTTACTGTGTCACCTTGAACTTCTAAATTACCAGTGATTGTTAAATTTCCTGATAGTGTATCGCTCTGGTCGGATCTTAAAAATGCTCCTTCACCACCAATCTTTAAAATATTATCACTAGCATCACGATAAAATAGAATTTTATTTGATTCCGATATCGCTAATTCTCCTTGTGCAATATTTGAAGTAGTTGGTGCTGTAGAGCCAGTGTTTCTTTTTATCTTTATAGTATTAGCCATGACTCATCCTCCTTCTAATATACTCCTGCATCTATTGTTAAACCAACAGGTGATGCAGTTGCTTCCCATTGATTGCTACTCGATTTATATTGAGTGATTTCATTTCCAGATGGTGCTGGTGATTGAGCAATACTTTTACCTTGAATTAAAAATGTTGCACTCCCTGATGGTCCTTGTGTACCAACAGAAACTATTTTTACCACACCACTATCTGTTACTGTTACTTTGTTCCTTTGTGACATTAGTCTGTTACCTCTGGATTAATAATAAATTTTCCCTGTAAAACTCTATCAACAACTCCTGTGTTGCTTTGTATTTCTAAATCATAAACAGCATCTAAAGGTGCTGAAAATGATGCTGTGTCTGAAGCACTGATTAATATATCAATCTCTCCATTAGTCGTTTGACCAGAAGCACCACCGATAGTTAAACCACCACCACTTGAACTCGTTAAACTTTTAATCAAAGTTCCTCCAACTTCATCTTTTATTTTCATTCTAGCAGTAAATCCACTTAAATCAATTGCTGTTGTACCATCACTAGCAAACATTGTTAAAGTTTTCCTAAATGTTGCTCCTTGGTCACATAATAAATTATGTATTCCTGCACTACTCATTATAATATACTTTTCTTTTTCTTTTTAGTCTTTTTTACTTCTTTTTCAATTTTTTCTTCTTTTACTTCTTCCACTTTTACTTCCATTGCTAAATTACTGCTTACAAAAGCATTTGCTATTTTTTGTTGCCAATCTGATGACATATCATAAATTTCGTCTTTTTTATAAGTCATTGAAACAGCACCCTCTGGGTTTGCTGCACCACTTGAACTTGATAACATTTTAATTTTCATTTTGCTCTCCTAAAATTTATGAATGGGGGATTTGTTGCTCCCCCACTCAAAGTATTTATTAAGATACTGGGTTAGATCTTGCGTGACCTTTAATCACTGAAACTGACAATGGCGTAGCTGTGCCATGTGTTCCAGAGAAGTTAGCAACTGCTCTAATGTATCTCTTACCACCTATGTAACCAACACTAGCGATTGCTGGTGCTTCAGCTGGATCGTCAAAAGTAGCAATAACACCATTTGAATCTGGTGTTGCTCCGATTACATCTGCTGAAGATGTTACATCAGTGAAAGTAGAGTTATCATCAGAATGCTCTAACTCAATTTCAATCTTATTAGTTGTTGATAAAGTTATTCCTTCAATACCAGCATCAATTACAAGAGTTGCAGATTCAAAACCTTGCAGGTCAACACCTGTTCCAGTTTGGTCTGAACTCGCAGAGATTGGTGCTATAGACTGAACAACTCCGATATTATTTTTAAGATCTCTCATTGTGTCCTCCTATTATGCACTAACTGTTTGTGTTTTGATTGCTTCTGGTAAAATAACTTGTCCACCTATTCTCTTTCTAGCAACATATCTAACATTACCTGAAGTTGCTTGAGTAAATGGATCTCTTAAGATCGCAAGGTTTACTCTGTCAACAATCATGTAACCTCTTCTAAAGTCACCGAAAGCGATTGGTTTATTACCTGCACCCACAGATGGCATGTCTGTTGCTTGTACATATGGAGCACCTAAAATAGTTGCTACCATTCCACCAGATAATTGATTACCTGCTTGGAACACATAATCACCACCAGAAGTTTTTAATTTTCTGACAGCAGCCAATGTGCTTCTAGACAATACAAAAGAACCATTTTGTGCGTACTCTGCTTTTGGCTCATGGTAAAGTGAAATTAAACCATCTGCTGTTAATGCAGCACCAGCACCTGAATTAACTGTGCCGATTGAAGAATTAGTTAAAAATCCTTCTGGTTTGCCTACACCATTACCACTTACAAATGCAGTACCTTCTGCTTTTGCAAATTGCTCACCGAACTCTGCAGACATTTCTTGCTCAAGATTGAAGACAGAATCTTCTAACTCTTGCTCTGAAATATCAACCAAAGCATACATTTCGTGAGTAGGTATTTCTTTCAAACCAGTTGCATAACCAGTAGTCTCTGAACGAGTTCCTTGTTCTGCTACGAATACAGCAGAGAAAGTTCCTGTTCTTTCTGGTATTTGAACTGATCTGTTAGTTGTACTTCTCACTCTAGATATACTTCTAATTGGCGAGATTTCTATTATTGTTTTTGTCAACTCTCTAACATATTCAGGTGGAGCAAGATATCCTCCAGCTGTATCATTAGAAGCAGTCAACACTTTTAACTCGTTTGGTTCAACGCCATCTTTACCTTTTCTCAAGTAGTTTTCGAATGCAACCTTTTGCTCATCGGCTTTAGCCACATCGTCCTTTGATGATAAAGGTCTAGACAACATCTTTTCAATACGAGCCATTTTTTCCTCTTGGTCTTTTTGAGAGTTTGCAGCTTTAACTACAGCTTGATTAACTTCTTCGATTTTATCTAAATCTTTTTCGATTTTAGATAATTTCTCTTCAGTTAATGGGTCTGCAGAGCCTTTACTTTCAATTTGAGCCAATCGGTCGTCGTTAGTCTTTTTGAACTCTTCAAAAGTTACTCCAAGACTTTCGATCGCTGATTTGATTTTATCATTGTCAGCCATTTTGACCTCCTATTGTCAATTGTTTGTTGTTAAGACTTTCTTCACTTTTTCTATTGATTCTAATACATCACCAAAGTCTTCAGCAACCTCTCGTTGCTCAAGAGCATCGACTACTGCTTTCGCAGCAATCTTTGATTCCATTCGTGATAAATCTCCTACATCCCGCAAAAGAACTTCCCATTCACGAATTGTTCGATCCGCACCCTTTACCTGATGAACAACAGCTTTGTCGTTCATCGGAAAGGTTACGAGGGAAACTTCCATAAGGTCAACATCCCTTAAAAATCTCTTTCTTCTTCTTTCGTCATATGATTGAGATTTTGGATCTGCCTTAAATCCTATTGACATAGCATCAAGTGCACCCATCTTCATAAGTTCGTAAACTTCTCGACCTTTTTGTGTGCCCATTGCTAATTGACCTTTTACATATAAACCATTTTCATCTTCTCTCATACCTTTGAAAACTCCAATGGGTTCATCAGTACGATGTTGATATAATAGTTTTACTTTATTGTAAGGTCTTCTTCTTAAACTTTTTCTGAATGCTCCATTAACGACAACATCATTACCTTTGTCCACATTACCAAATGTTGAAGCATATCCTTCAAACTCTCCTTCTGCTTCACCTTGTGTTTTAATTTCACATTCGTAAACTTGTCTTTGACCTTTGTCTGCGATACTTTGGTCAACCCAATCTTTATCTCCTAACTCATCATAGTCAGCATGTTCACATAAACATTTTTCATTGTTTGCACCACAATCGCATTCAGTGTCTTCTTCTTTTTTGTCCTTTGGTTTTTTACCATACTTGTCATCATCTTTAGAAACTGCATCCATATATTCTCCATGAGTTTTACATGGCATGAACTTACCATCTCTAGTATGAATGCCTGTGCAACCTATTTCTTTTGCTCTGGCTGCTGCTTCTCCAGGATTATCATAAGTGTCTTTAGCGACTTCTTCTTTCATTTTTGGTTTTTTCTTATCTTTGTCTTTTGGTTTTTTATGATACTTCTCGTCCATGCTTTTTCCTCCTTCAAATAGTGAATTGCAAACTGCAAGTCTTTGTGACTGATTTGGAAATTCTTCTTTTGATTTCGGATCGGACATGCATCTGCTTATAAAATTATCCTGTGTTTCTTTTTCTTTTGGTTTAACCAATGGCATCTATTATAAATAAAAATATAAAATTATTATTACTCCTGCTACTATTGAAACAACTAACTTTCCTTTATTACTTAAAGTGTTGCTCCAGATGTTATAAATTTTCTTCAATGGGTTCCAAACCCAATCATATATTTTATTCATCTTCAAACCCTCCAAAGTCTGGTTCAGGTACATTAACAACAAATGTGCACCTACAATTAATAACTTGTTGAGGTGGTCCAAGAGGATCTCCTGGATATCTCAACACCGAACCACCAACAATAAAGTCTCCACTTTTGGAAACTACTTGACCATTGGCAGCACTGTGGTCATCTCTTGTTCGAGCATCATTAACAGCCACCCACTCCTTTGTTGTTTCAGGAATGTTCACTACATCAAGACTTGTAAAGTTTGCATAATTTGCAGCTTGATGAGTTTCTGTTCTAGCGATTAATACTGCTCTGGTTATAGAACTTATTGCAGTCAGTTCTGTGATTCTTCTAGCAGTTTGAAAGACATCAAGTCCATCAGTCTGCGCACTATCAATAGCACTACGAATATTTGCCATAGTAGTGGAACTTATATTACTAACCTTTTCCGAGCCATAAGTAAACAGAAAACTTTCAAATTGTTTATCAAATTCATCTTCATATTCTTTTCTTTCAGTTTCTTGTATTAATCTTAATTGTGATAGTATTCTTGACCTAAAAGTATCTGTTACCACTTTCCAATGTGAGAATATTAAATTTTTAACCCTCGAAAAGTGTTGCCTACTATACAAACCAATACTTTGACGACCAGATAGTAAATATGCGTTACCTATCTCTGATGCTGTACGATTTATCTCGGTTTTTAGACTACTAGCAAGTTTTACCTCAAAATTTCTACGCATCCTATTTTGTAATGCCCACTCTGCTAATTTTTGTTTTGGTGTTTTTAAATTTATCAAGATATCCTCCAACTTGCTATACCTGACCTTGCACTTAATTCTGTTAAACCCCAAACCAATGCATCTAATCTGTCTGGTGATTGTTTTGTTAGTTCTGGATTATAACTACAAAGTTGGTCTTCTAATAAACTAAATCTTTCTAAATGTTTAACTCTTTTTTGTTCATACAATGCAGCAATTGGTTCTGCACGAACAAACTTACCACGAGTTGCTCTTACTGATTTATAACTTACATTTTCATGTTGGGTCTTTACAACTCTTTCAACTAAATCACCACCATTGTTTACTTCAGCAATAACTTTATCTGCTTTATAACTCTCATATGCTTCTACAACTTTTTTTGCCCATGCATCAGGAGAGTATTTACCTGATATGTCATTTAGTATATAATACTTGCCCTGAAAATCTATACCACAAACAACAATACCAGTCTCGTCAGAATTTTTATTTGCAGTTACTGCAGGATCGACTGCTATAACTATCCTTTTCATATCAGGTAATTTTTCATTATACTTCATCATTGATTTTTCAATTAAATCTCTACTCCATAAACTACCAGATACATCTTCTAAAACTTCTGCATATAATTCTTGACGACCTAATCTTGTGCCTTCATATCTTTCTTTTAGTTGTTTTAAACTTGAATCAGCTAAATTCTTTTCATTCTCAAATGTAGAGCCACGAGTTATGATTGTATCTTTTCTTTTTATTAAATCTTTAACTAATGGTATTGGTTTTGGTGTAGTTGTTACAACTACTTTAGGATTGTCACCCAACCTTAAACCAAACATCATTTGATCCCATGTTTCGCTATATTTCCAAGAACCAAGTTCGTCACACCATACTCTATGGTGCTGTGGACCTCTTAATCGTTCTGGTGTGTCTGAACTAAATGTTTTAAACCTAGAACCATTGACCAAGACTAATTCTCCTAAAGATCTATTGTAATTTGCAATCAACTTTTCATCAAGCACTGAATACAAACCTGATTCTCCTTCAATACAAGTGTCTCGACCATCGGCAAAGGTTGGTGCAACAATAGCCAAACGACTATCTGGATTTCTTAATGCAAACCAAGCCATGTCTTGTGCACCTGTTAAAGTTTTTCCCCATCCCCTCCCAGCTAATATAAGCCATATAGACCAATCACCTTTTGGAGTGATTTGTTTAGGTCTAGCCAAATTTAACCATTTCAGTCTAAATAGTCTTTTCTCGATTTCTGATTCTGGTAAATCTTTTAATAATTCTGTTACATTCATTCCTGTTCTAATATCCATACCAATTTATAACACCCCATATAGCAAGAACAAAGTACATTAGTTCCATACAAAATCTTGCCCAGTCCTGATCCTTAAATGCAAACTTAATCCACATCAAACAAGATACAGAACCAATTAGCCATCCTAACCATTGCCACTGTGTATTGGGTGTTATTAAAATATACACAGATACAAATGCAATAAGGAATGCTATCCAACGAAATATTAGCATATTAGAATATTCCTCCATTTTCCTTCGGCAAATATAAAAAAGGAAATTTTTTATATAATACCTATTTAGCAAGTTCTGGATACTGAAAATTTGCAAACCCAGATTGTCAATTCAACACATCAGAATCTTGCGTTATTTTCTTCCCCTCTAGTTGCTCTAATAAATCGTCTATTTCTTTTATTTTCTTTTCCTTTTCTTGTACATTTATTGTTTGTTCACCACTAACTTCTACTGCTCTTCTCTTTGGATGCAAGTATTGTGCTAATTCTTTTAGTGATTCAACTTTTAATTTTAATGGTGTTGCCTTGTCCACTGCAATACCAGCAAGTGCTACGAGAGGATCGAAGTTTTTTATGCCTTGTTGTTGCATAAACTTCTTAACTCTTTCTTGCAACTCCACTGTTTTCTTGTTTGGAGTTCCTTTTTCTCGTCCTCCAACTCTTGGTGTTCCTGGTTTTGGTCCTCTTATGCCCATAATATCTATCTCCTAACTTCTCATAACTCAAATACCTTGAAAGCGAAGCAACTATACATATATTTGTATAAAACACTAAATTGCAAAAACCTATAACAACGAGCCATAAACCTTTATTTATGACTTGTGCTGTATTGTTTCTGATTGATTATGCTTGGTTCTCGGTATCTTTTGTATGGTTCTTAATCTATATAAACCTATTTTAGATTTCTACAAAACAAAAAGAGACAGGTCTGTGTTAATTTTTTATTAAAAACAAATAAAATATGCGATAATATTAATATCAAATCTGTCTAATATCATACAAGTTAATAAGGAATATCAAGGAAAATATTAACATATTAGTACAAATGCAGAAAAATGTTACAGGGCAAATTAAGAAAAATTTTTTATTATAATATTATTGCAGTTGCAGTTATAGTACAACCATGGACAAAGTAACAAGCATAATACAACCAGCAGACAAGTATCTAGTTCCAACACATATCAAACTTGGATATAGAACTTTAATTGTTGAACCAAAGTTGATGGATGACTTTGGTGAGTATGTAAACAATGAAAATAAAATTCTTTATAATAGTAAACAGACACCACCAGAGTTAGTAAACACAATCATACATGAACTAATGCATGCAATATTTGAAGATCGTATTGTCAGTTTGGTATCAGATAAAAATGAAGAAACAATTGTGAATGCACTTGCTAATGGGTTTATGACTGCACTTGTAGATAATCCAGAGTTGTTGAACTTTTTAAATAATAATATAAAACAAATACATGAGCGAAAAAGATAAAGACGAACAGATAAAAGATTTAAAACAATCAAATGAAATCTTGTCAAATAATTTAAACAAGATGAAAGACCTACACAATGAAAAAGTTTTAAGTGAACCAATTGAATTAACACCAGAAGAAAGCATCATGGATGCTATGGTATCAAGACAAGAAACTAAAATTGCTAATGCAAAAGCAAAAATAAAAGTAATAACAAAAGCACCTGCAGGTGTTGGTGAACACATGGATGGTTTGTTAAATGATACTGAAAAAGCATTAGAAGAGATTGCTGATGCTGAATCAATTCTTGATATAATTGATAAACATAATCTGTGATTCTTTACAAACCATTACCAATTGAAGTTACAATAAAAAAATCTAACATACATGGACTTGGTTTGTTTGCAACAAAAGACATACCCAAGAACCATAGACTTGGCACCATGCACATAGAACATTTTGATGAATTAATAAGAACACCTTTGGGTGGATTTATAAATCACAGCGATGAACCAAACTGCAAGAAAGTAAAAAATATAATTAAAAAAGAAGATTTATTAGGCAAGTGGAG